GGGGATTTCTTTATCGAGTTCTATATAGTTGATTGAACCCACGTAATCCGGTTTCGGGTAATAAAACGAACCCGGAGAGAACGGCTTCACGTACATGATCTGCGTCGGGTGGTCAATCTTCTTTTCTACGTCAAACGCGCATATTTCGACCGGCTCTTCTCGCTTGTCTTCCCAATCCTTCGAGTAGTAATAATACTCGACTTTCTCCTCTTCGTTTACGAATCCCGAACGCACGTTCTCAAAGGGCAAATGCGAGACGTTGGCGATAGTCGTCCGGTCAATACTCCAGTTAATTTCAAGGGCAAAGCCGCCTTGTATCTTGAAATCGAGACACGCCTTCCGGAGTTCGTCGTTCAAATTCCACTGGTCGAAAGCGAGCCGCCCATCGAGGTCGGAAGCATCGAAACCCTCCCCGAAAATCATCATGGCGATAGTCGTCGAGAGGGCGTTATGCGTAGCGGAAGAATGAAAGAGATCCACGAGATATTGCGGGAAGAGGTTGTCATCCCCGTAATTCACGAAGCCCCCTCGGTTTGGGGTTTCGCGGTAACTCCTCTCTTCGTATTTATTGAGCTGAATGAATTCCATTACTGATAGTAGATGATGTTATCGGGGATTGTAATCTCCGGAATGTTGTAACCCGTCTCCCCGGATACAGAAAGCGTCCCTTCTTCGATGAGTGCCACCACGTCGCCCGAAGTGGGGTCAAGGTTCGTACTTGAGTTCTGCCCCCATACCTTGTAAGTATATTGTCCGGACTCGGTTAGAAGTACCTTTCCCGTAGTCGGTGCGTCTTCGTTGGTGTAAACGATAAGAGCCGTATATCGCTTATTGTCCGCGTCTACGTTTCCGATAAGGTAATATTTCTCTTTCGAAGCCATTGACTCGAAAAGTACGAGATAATGCGTAAACGCTTCGAAGTCTTTTTTCATCTCCTGAAGCGTCAGATAGATGAGTTGTTCGGCTGAAGAATTGGGGTTGAGATGTATCATGTGAAAAGAAAAAGGGGAGGACTTCCGCCCTCCCCCGTCCTGTTAACCAAAAACCAAACAAAGAGAAATCAAGAGCCGGCGGTGAACGTAACGTTACCTCCAGAAACAGTCGTCAAGAATGGAGCGGGGATAGCTTCTTCGGCTGTCAACTGGATTTGATACCCGTTGAGGTCGCCTTTCGCCGTACCCGTACCGAACGTACCTCCCGTAGCTTCCGCGCCGGTGGTATGTCCCATAATCATATAGTTATCGTTATTGTCTTGGACGATAACGCACAAGCGAGATTTCAAGAGGTCGTACAATTCGGCGTTATCCGCTGCTACGAGATTCGGCATTGTCAACTCCAAAACCTGCGAGAAGAATACCGTTCCGTTTTCTACGGAAGCCGTTACGGTTTGCTGAAAAGAACCCGTATTCTTGGTGAGTTCAAAACCGAAAACCGTGATTGCCGACGCTGCGTCAGAAATCGCACCGTTTGAAACCGCGCCCCAATCCGCCGCGTCAAAGGCTTTCACCCATACGCGCTTGATTCCTCCGATTTTATCTTTACAGGGGAAGGAACGCCCTGAAACTGTAATACTACAAGCCATGAGTTAGAGGAATTAAGGGGAGGGATTTTAAGCCCCTCCCCGGTTCAATTAGGATGCTGTTTCAGTGCGCCAGATAGACAAGCCGTTTAAATCTACGACTTGCGTACCGCCTGAGAACTTCATGATCACGCGAGTAACGTCGTCTCCTGTTACGCCGCTCAAGTCCAAAACGGAGGCTTGAATGTGATCCGTCAACAAGTCCGTTCCGAAGTAGAGGTTATCAATCTTAGAACACAACAAAACGTTATCAGGGAAACCGCCCGGAGTGATGATATCGTATCCAGCGTAGCGAGCTACGAGGCCATCATTCAAGAAAGGCAGGTTGTAAGTCGCTGCGAGAGCGCGATAATACAAATTTGCCGATCCGCGGCTCATAAAAATCTTGGTGTTTGGGTCGCCTGCGATAGACGCCGGTGCGCCTTCTCCGCCTGCGGTGATAAGAGCCAAAGCGTCAAGGATTCCAACGGAAGTATTGGCGGCGGTTGCGATGGCTAAAGGCAACGTAGAAACGGTCTCCCGGTCGGGAGATCCGGCTACGATATTTTGAATGATGCCCGTGAAACTTGAGTAAGGAGCGGCCTCGTCGAGTACTTGCTTCCAATTACCAGCCCAAATATTATGCTCAACTCCTTCTGCAACCTTTGCAGCTACATACTGAGCCACGTAAGATGTGAAATCGGCGGGAGCGTTTGAAGACTGCCCGCGCATCTGCATACCTTCCCACGTTGCGCGGAGGTCTTTATTGCATACTTGCTCGTTTACTTGGAGTGCCGATGCCGCCAAAACCGCCTCGCCCAAAACCAACTGACCGGATGTGGGGGTAGTGAATGTGCAGCTTGCCGCGGTGATAGCAGCACCTGAGAACTTGCGGAGAACCGCTTTTGAATGAACGTTCTCCAATACGGAGATGTAACCATTTGCGATCGTGTCAGCAGACAAAACCGCTGCGGCTACGTAGGGACGTGCCGCTTCGCCGGCGTAAGTGCCGACTCCAACTGTAGCGTTAGCCATTATTTAGAGAATTGATTGTGGATCGCGGCAACGCGCTCCGTGAGTGATAACTTAGAAAGGTCGACGGGGGCTTGAACCTCCATCTTTGGAGCGCGAGAAATAGACTTCGTAGCCTGCTTGCTCAGCTCCGTAATTTTTGCGTCTCGGTCTTCGATTTGTGAAGCGAATTCCGCTTTCGTTGCTTCGATAGCTTCTGCGATCATGCCAGCTACCTCTTCGCGTGTCAATACCTCGGAAGATGCTTCTACCTCTTCAACTTCGCTCATCTCCTCCTCTTTGTCTTCTTCCGCTTCTACCGCTGGCTCTTCGCTCGCTTCGTTTACTTCAGCGACTACGCCTTCAGCAACTACCAACATAGAACCGTCGGCGAGAGTGTAATCGCCGTCCGGGAGAGGGATTTGTTCGCCTTCGTCGTTTACTACGAAAACAGAAACGCCGACCGCGAAGGCTTCCGCGTCGGTTTGGATTTCTTGCCCGCTGTCAAGCGTAGCAACTGCAAATTTTACCTCCGCTTTTTCTTCTACCTCCAGTTGAACGGAGTACTTTTCGAACAAGTCGGAGATGCGTTCTTTTAGAGTCATCTTCGAGGGATTTAGATAATAACGATTTTAAAGGGTCATTCCTTACTTGTAAGGCGTTCGGTGAGGTATTCCATAGCGAGTTCGATTTCGACGGCTGAGAGAAGCTCTAATTCGTTGAGCTTGCTTTTTGCCCATCGTAAACCAGCCTTCCCTCCCCACAAGAGATAAGAAATGGTTCCGCATTCAGTCGAGGAATTTGGATCGTAATATTCTTCCGCACGAGAGAGGTAAGAATACATTCGTTTTATGGTCTCCTCGGAAATCGGTTCGCCTTGTGCGAGTTGTTGTGCTCGTACCTTGCCCGTTTGCGTAGCGCATTTATTACCCTCTTTCTCGTTTAATTCGATGCCTCTCTTTGCGTTATTCCGGACGGCTTCGGGGTAATCGTTATAAGACTCCATAACTACGCGCTTCCCCTCTTTATATCGCCCGTCTTGTTTGATCGTAGCGCGTGCCATCTCGTACCGGTTTGTAAAGTACCCTTCGATGCTGAAGCCTTTGACGCTTCCTTCTTTTACGAACTTCTCCCAAATAGCGTCGTTCTCTACTTTCATGGATACCATCCACGTACCGACCGGGACTTCAAGCCCGTACATACGGCTTTTGTCTTGCTCGCCTTCGACGATCCAACTCTCAACAACATGAAGCCCGTTTATCTTGTGTTCGTGTTCGAGGGTGGCGTTCGCTTGATTGCCGTTTTTGAAGTAGAGTTCCATCGCACGTCGGACGGTCTTCTTTGAGAAGTAGACGTAATATTCTTCTTCTCCGTTCTTCCGGTAAATCGGCTTATCTGGAATGAGAGCCGCGCCCATGATGAGACGTTTTTCTTCGTTCTGAGTTTTGAATTCTACCACTTGGGAATTCATCGCGATCCAATCCGACTCGATCGCGGGATGTTCTACGAGTGAGATAGCGTCGATTCCGTAGAGTTCCGCTTCTTCGTCAATTATGAGTTCTAAAATATTCATCCTACAAGGGAGGCTTGGTCGTTAATACGTTGGTTTGCTTGTTGGGCGTTCGATACTTCCGAAGAGACGACGTATGTACGGAAGCCCGTTTGCCCTGCTCCCGCCCCCAAGAATCCGAGGTCGAGTTGTGGGGTAGTTGGTGTAGCTGGTGCGGTGAGCGTTTGCCTTTGTGGAGTCGTTATGTCGGCTGTTCCCGCGTTGAATTCTTGCCTTTTTATAGTAGCTATTTGCGCCGCTCCCGCTGCTCCTGCCGCTGCCGCCGCTGCTATAAACCGAGAGCCGGGGAAAGTACCGTCTTTTGCAAGGGCCGAACCAATGGCTTCCGCCGTGTTCATGATCGTTTGAACTATAGCGAGTTTTTTCCCTATTTCGAAACTCCGCTTCGCTCGCTTCTCTTCGTCCCTTGTAAAGAGCGTATTCAGGTTGTCAACTACATTTAAAGTCAACTGAGCAAATTCAATCGCTTGATACGCTACCATTTCCGCCCCGTTGACGAAGTCTTCAAAGGTCTCTCGTTGTAGCCTTCTCTTTGCTTCTTCTGCGGTCTCCGTTGCGAGGACTTGGGTAGCGAGATTTGTTTGATTGGTTTGGAGGGTCTTCTCTTGGTTCTCCGTCGTTACTTGAAGCGTTTTTTGTTCCGATTCGATTCGTTTTTCATTCGCTTCGACGGTCGCCTTCATAAGGTCGATTTCCGCTTGAGCGGCTTCTTTCGCTTTGGCGATGCCTTCAGAACGTAAAGAATTGAGTTCCGTTTGTAGTCGCTTCTGTGTACGGAGTGAAGCCGATTGTAAATCGAGTACCGCCGCTTCCGCTTCGGCCACCCGGTTGAGGTCTTCTTCCAAACTCTCACCAAGGTCTACTTGTTCACGTGCTATCCTTGCCCGTTCTTCAGCGAGGCGGAGTTGTTCGTCTACGGTTTGTTGTTCGAGTTCTACGGCACGTTGTAAAGCGTCGATCCGTTCTTCTACGGTCAACGTGTCATCTTCGGCCAAAAGCCGCGCTTTACTTATCTCTAAATTCGTCGCCGCTCTCGCTTTGGTGAATTCCCGCTCTTCGTCCTTGAGGCGGTTCATAGCCCGCTCCAAGTCGGAGGCCGCTTTCGTCTCTCGAATTATCTCGTCGGTGATTCCAGTAAACGCGCCTTTAACGTCTTCTAATGCCCCGGAAAAATCTCCGGTAAAGAACTTCACCAACGCTCCTCCAATCTTGGAAACGCGATCGCGCAAAACATCGAACGCAGCACCGAGGGCAGCGGTTGCTACCTTGAGTTGTTCCGCCCCTCGTTTCGTGGAAGTGAAGTAAGAAATAAGAGTCCCTATTGCAACGAGGATAAGCCCGATTCCCGTAGCTGCGAGAGCCACTTTGAACGACTTTAAACCGGTTACCCCGTTCTTAATACCCCCCGTAAGGTTGCGAAAGCCGGAGATAGCTCCCCCGGTCATCTTGTCGAGTTGATTCGTAAGTCCAGATACCGCCCCGGACGTTCCTTCTACGC